ACCCACGACCTCTGCCGTGACAGGGCAGCGTTCTAAACCACTGAACTACTATCCCAGTGGTCTTTACTCTGTAATTATAATAGATTTATTCCTAGTTGTCAACCCATCGACCCACTGATATTGTTACAGTGCCATCATTTTTACTCTTGTTCTCAAGTTGAAACCCTTCCTTACTTGCAGCATCTACCACAAGTTCCTCTGCATACTGTTGGGAGATCTTATCAATGAATCTTTGTACAGGTACATCAAGATCCCATGCATCTAATTCAGCAATCAGTTCATACTCATCACCATTCCATTTGAATCCTATCTTATTACCTACAGCAATCTGTACTTCTACCTCTTCATGTACATGATTGACTGGGTTGATAAGTGTCTGATCAATGTATGCAGGGTATTGAAGTACTCTGAGTGCTTTTAGAAGGATATCTTCATCCTTGAATTTCGTTTTGATTGTGCTGAAGTGTGACATTGTTCTGATAGTATTCTGCTTTAAACTCTCGTGATTCTACAGTGCCGATGAGTTCTTCTAGACCTTGTGTGATATTTACACACTCTGGGGAGTTTACACCATTGACTTCTAGTGTAACCTTTCCCTCTTGGGTGATTGTAAATGTAATTGTTTGGTGCTTACTCATCGTCGTCCCTCGAATAAACTCCGTTTGATGCTAACCAAACGTTCAACCAGATTACTGATAATACTAAACATGATAATTCAAAGACTGGTATAGGTAATGCTGCTAATGTCATCGTCTTACTATTATAACGTCCCCATCATCGTCATCTTCCTCCTCTAAGGGTTCTGCATTGAATACTAGGAGTGTTTCACCATTCTTTACATCTTCCATCTCTGGATGGATTCTAGGTCTAGGTTTTGGTGGTTTCTCATTCAATTCAATTGTAGCACCCATGACTCTCCAAGTAAAGGCGAATGCCATACCAGCAGTGGCTGCAAATAATAATATGTATATTAGTGCCATTTGATTTCTTTTAGTAGATCAGATTCTACTAATTCCTTAACCCTATCTATAATACTAATATCAATATCTAAAAATGGTGGAATAATACCTAACAAACGTAATGTGCCATCAAGGAATAATGCAAGACATGTAAATCCAAGAATCATGCTAATGATAGTTGCTTTGAAGTTATGTTCTGCCATAGATGCTTCATCTATCTTCTTCGCTTCTTCGACAGCATCATATACAGCAGCAGCAACCATCTTATCTACTTCTTCCTTTGTATAGAAGTTTCCTATTATAGGTATGTCATGTTTATCCATAGGTTCTTTTATTTGTACAATAGATTGAGCCATGCTGCTATTACTAGTAGGGTCAAACAAATTTGGTTGTATCTCATATATTATCTAGTTTTGGTTTCTTATAAACAATACTTATTGTATAGGTATCCCCACCTTGTGTCAAGTGTAAATACTACAGAAACTCAAAAATCTTTATGCTTCTTAGCAAACCTCAAGACTACATGTATGAGTTATTAGCAACAAATAAGACTGAAGCGACAAGGATGTGGAAGAAGGCAATAAAGAATGAGTGGAGTGGATGTTGTGCATATTGTGGACAAGAGGGTGATACAATAGATCATATACATGCTCAAGGTAAAGGAGGAGCAAACTCGATCAACAATATGGTATGCTGCTGTGCAGAATGTAACAAAGATAAGGGTCAGGAGTTTGTTGAGATATGGTACTTCCAACAATACTTCTTCAAGGAGGAAAGATGGGAGAAGATTGAGGAGTGGAGAAGAGATTATAAGCCAGCACCTGTGAAGAGATATATAAGAGGTAAGGAGGGAATTCCTACACGGAGCGTAATTCTATGAGTTACTCTGTATATCTTGATCGAAATCAGGTTTTCGACCATCTTTCAGAAGAAGAAGCAAAGGAACGTCAAAAAGAGTTCCGACAAATGATTCAGGCAGGTATACCAAGTCATTACACTGCTGACCAAGTTATTATTAAGATTGATCCATGAGAAAATTGATTGACTGGATAAGAATTCAGTATAAACTTTGGCAATTAAGAAAGGAAGATCCTTTCATATATGAGGAAGAGGATTGAAGATATATTTTGATGGAGATTCTTTTACCTATGGTAAGAGACTCGTTGACCCTTTGAAATCAAGATTTAGTAAATTAGTTGCAGATCACTTAGGTGCAGAGGAATGTAACTACAGTATTGGTGGTGCAAGTAATCAAAGAATACAAAGACAGTTATTCATAGATCATAAGATAGAGGAATATGACTTAGCAATTATACAAATGACCTTTCGTTCTAGGTGTGAGTATTATGATCAGACTAGGAGAAGGTTTACACTTGTTAATAATGCCCTAGTAAGAAAATATGAAGGGCAGAAAAAGTTTATTACAGAAGCACATCGACCCTTTTGGAAAGAGTATTACGAACAAATTTATAATGATCGATTTGGTCGTCTTCAAGAAAGAATTATTCATACTACTATCAGAGATCATTGTAAAGTCAAAGGTGTTCCTCTCATTCTAATGACGAATGATGAAACAAGTACATGTCAATATGATTACTCAATGGCATGGAAAACTTTTCCAAAAGATATGGTTACAGATGATTCTCATTTACCAGGTGGTCATCCAAATGAAGCAGGACATATGTTAATATGTAAACATATTTTGGACATAGTAAGCGATCTATATAACTAACTCTGTGAGTTTTCCAGAAGGACTCTTCTTATTATTTTAAAGACATGGATCTTGTTTTGAGGCATGGTGACATTGAAAATCATTTCTATAGAAAGTTTTTTGAAAAGGGATATAATAAAGTTGTAGTTAGAGTATCGGGTGGATTAGATTCTGCTCTTATGTTGTATCTTTTTGCAAAGTTTGCAGAAGAGTATAATCCAAGTTTGGAGATCTATTGCTTTACTGCTCTTGATACTCTGTGGACATTTGGTGATACTGAAGGTACAACGAATAATGTTGTAAACTTTGTTCGAGAGCAATTCCCCTCTATCAAGATTGAACAGAAGTTTTTTCCATTTACGAAACGAGGATATGCTACTGAGAAATTACGAAAGTTTACAAATACATGGAATAAGTCAGAGAAAGGTAAGAATTTTTATGTAGAACCAATGTTGAATCAATATGTTAAAGATACTGGTTCACAACTTGCTTGTATTGGATCAACTAAGAATATTAGTTTAGATGTTACAGAAGAATATAAAACCTTTGAAGATTATCCTGGTACAGATTTAACAAGAAAAACTCTCAAATATTGTGCTCTCGCTGGTCCTCCTGCCCCTCATCGTAATCATAAAGAAGGTATGTCTGCACAAAATGCACATCGACCACCTAGTGCTATAAGATCAGAGGAAAATATGCCTTGGTGGGGATTGGATAAGACTTTTGTTGCACATCAATTTGAAGTCTTTGGTCTTATGGATACACTTTATCCAATGACAGAATCATGCATTTATACTCCATATGTTCATAATGAAGACTATAAAATTGAAAAACCGCCCTGTAAGATGTGTTATTGGTGTAATGAAAGATATTTTTCTTTTGGTTCTTATGATTATGGTGTCAAATGATTGGATTTAGTGAAGGATTTCATGATGCAGCATTATCTGTAGTAAATGATGGGAAGATATCATTTGCATCACATTCAGAAAGATATACAGGAAAGAAGCACGATAAGCATTTAGGTCGAGATTTATCAATAATAGGGCAATTGAAGTCGCAAGATAAGGATATTATATTCTTTGAAAGACCTTTGATCAAGAAGACACGGCAGTTATTAGCAGGTCAGTATAAAACAGTATTCAAACCAAGAAATTTAGCACTTAAACCAACAAGATATAAGGGTCATCATCTCTCACATGCTGCTGCTACCTTTCAAACTTCTCCTTATGATGAGGCAGCAGTTGTTGTAGTTGATAGTATAGGAGAATGGGATACTACTTCGATATGGAAAGCAAGTACAAATTCTTATAATAGAGCAGTATATGAAAAGAAATGGCAGATGAGATACCCTGCTTCTATAGGATTGTGGTATTCTGCGTTAACTAAGTGGGCAGGTTTCCGTCCTTTAGATGAAGAATATATTTTTATGGGTATGGCAGCGTTTGGTGTACCGTGTTGTACTGAAGAAGTCCGTGATCGTCTCTCTCTTAACAACCATCGGGGCGTGAAACCTCTCTCGTCAAGACCAGAAAACGTAGCAAAAAGTGCCGAATTCGTGCTAGAGTGCGAAATCCGTAAACTATTCAACCGTGCAAGTGAATTTAGTAATAATATATGTTATGGTGGCGGTGTAGCACTCAACTGTGTTGTCAATGCCAAAATGCAAAAGGAGTTTCCAAATATGTGGATATTCCCAAATCCAGGTGATGCTGGAGGATCTTTAGGTGCTGCTTTATTAGGTTATGGTAAGAAAGTACAGTTTTCCCCGTATTTGGGGTATGAAATCATTCATCAGATCGATCCGAAGGAAGTGGTTACGTGCCTACTCAACAATAAGGTCGCTGGTGTTGCAAATGGTCGTGCAGAGTTTGGTCCTCGGGCTCTTGGTAACAGAAGTCTTCTTGCGGATCCAAGAGAAATTTCCACAAAAGATCTCGTCAATACGATCAAAAAAAGGGAGAAGTTCAGACCATTTGCTCCTGCTATTCTCGAAGAGCATTGCCACGATTGGTTTGATATGCCTGACCATTCTCGGTATATGTCTTATACTTATCAATGTACTCGTCCAGACGATATACCTGCCTGTATACATTATGATAAGTCGGCAAGGGTACAAACAGTCCCGAAAGACTCTGAAAGCATCCTGAGACCGATTCTAGAGGCATGGTATGAAGAAACTGGTTGTCCTGTACTATTGAATACTTCTTTGAATATCAAGGGAAAACCAATGGTAAACAACTGGGATGATGCCCTAGACTTTTCTAAAATGTACTCAGTTGACGTGTTCTAAATAATCGCATATAATGAATTGAAAAAGTATTCACGTAATGGCAAAAGGATTCAAGGTGGTAACCACCCCTCCACCTACTAGTGGTGGTGGAGACACAACAGAATTTTCTGTAGAAGAAGCAAGAAAATTGATCAAAGGTAAAGCAATTGTATTTTGCTTACCTGGCAGACAAGTCTCTTATACTTACTTAAAGAATTTCGTATCACTCTGTTTTGAGTTGGTACAGCAGGGAGCAACCATCCAGATCTCTCAAGACTATTCCTCAATGGTCAACTTTGCACGTTGTAAGTGTTTAGGTGCAAATGTCTTACGAGGAGCAGATCAACTTCCTTGGGATGGTAAACTAGAATATGATTATCAGTTATGGATTGATAGTGATATTGTATTCAACCTAGAAGCATTCTACAAACTTGTATGGATGGACAAGGATATTGCTGCTGGATGGTATGTAACTGAAGATGGACGTACTACATCTGTTGCTCACTGGTTAGAAGAGGATGACTTCGCAGAGAATGGTGGAGTTATGAATCATGAGATGGTTGATGGTATTACAAAACGTCGCAAACCATTTACAGTTGATTACACTGGATTTGGATGGGTTATGATCAAAAAGGGTGTGTTTGAACATCCTGATATGAAGTACCCTTGGTTTGCTCCTCAAATGCAGGTATTTGAATCAGGAAAAGTTCAGGATATGTGTGGTGAAGACGTTTCTTTCTGTCTTGATGCTATCAAAGCAGGGTTCGAGATTTGGTGTGATCCAACTATCCGTGTAGGACACGAGAAGATGCGAGTTATATAAGTAATGTTGTGTAGTCCAGACAATACAACTTACAATGGAAAAATACGATATATACTTGCAGGGTGAGAAAACCCATTCCAACATCAATGAAGAGGAAATGCTCGATGTGACGCAAGATCTAGCGGCACAATTCTATGAATGTGGAACACCACACCCTGATGATATAGAAGTCAAATACTTAGGTATAGAAGATTAAGGGAGCAGTACACTGCTCCTTTTTTTTGTGTATAATTAGTAGTATGACACTTAAAGATCATCTAGGACCAAGAAAAGATTGGACTAATGAGCAGTGGTTACAACATGCCCATGTCCAGAAACATAATCCTTGGATAACTGATGAAGACCGCCAGTACTGGCGAGATAAAATTACTGAACTTACACTATGAGTAAGATTGACACACAAGGACTGAGTGGTCCTGCTACTGAGGGATGTACCGATAACATATATCCCAAAGATGAGAATGGTGAACCCATTTATCCACCATTCAATCCTACACCCTTACCATTACTTGAACCTAAACTAAGGCAAGAACTAAAGGATCTCATCAATGAGGTTCTAGATGAAAGAGAATATCAAAAAAAGTTACAGGGACCATATGATTTTCCTGAAGCGTCTTTCCCATGACAAAACATAATTATAAGAACCCTTCCGAGGCACAAGACCTTGGACATGTGGAGGCAACAGTCACTAAGGGTAAGAAATATTATGATGATCAAGGGTGGGAAATCAAACCACCTATAAGTGATAGGGAGTGTATCTATCGCTGCTTGGAGAACTGTGAGAAGATGGATGGACTTGATAGGAAACAAGTAGCACGTTTGATGAAAGAATTTGAAACTATGAAAACTGAAAAAGTGAAAAGTGAGGAGTATCCACCATTATGATTTTTAGTGGATGTAGCATCACATGGGGTGATGAACTTGAAAACAGGGAAGAAGATAGATTTAGTAAGATTGTGGCAGATACAATCGGTGTCCCTGAGAATAACATATCACTTTGTGGTATTAGTAATGATGCCATTGTAAGAAGAGTAGTATCTTCACAACCAATTCAACCTATAGTATTACAGTTGACTGTTCCGAGTCGTATTGAATACTTTACAAAGGATGGTCCTCAGAAGTTTTCATTGCAGAGACAGATGAAGATAGTCTCTTATCGTAGACAGATGAGGAGTTATTATGGTGAGGTAAATAATGAGCAGCATCAAATGGAAAACCTTTTCAAAAATGTTTTTATCTTTGAGCAGTTTTGTTATCTCAATAATCTAAAGCATATAATTCTTTTCGCTGACTGCGATATTGAGTTGCATCGTGGACATTGGAGTTCTTTGTGTAGATCAAAAATTACATGCATTTGGAAGGATATACTAGGTTATAAACATAGGGGTGGACATCCAAATAAAGAAGAACATAGTAAGATTGCCGATTACCTTCTCAAAGTTATCTAAATAGCACTAAATACACGAGTATTATATAAAAAGTGCCTCTCAAATCGTTATCAAGGGGTTTCAAGGATATTTCATTATCCTTCAAACGTCATCCAATAACAAATGATCTTGTCCTACTAAAGAACACTGATGCAATCAAGCGTGCAGTGCAGAATTTAGTAAGAACAAGAGTAGGAGAAGTATTTTTCAATGATACTATTGGCACTAGAATTACTGGATCATTGTTTGAATTAGCAACTGATGATTTAGTTGAACCAATTCAAACAGAAATTGAAACTGTAATAACCAATTATGAACCCAGAGTAGATCTGAAAGATGTGAGAGTAGAATCCATAGCAGATCTAAACACTCTAAATATTGAGATTCATTATAATGTCGTTGGTTTGTCCTTGCCTACACAAATCATCAATTTCATCTTAGAACCGACTAGACTATAATGGCTCTAACTCAATTCACAAATCTAAATTTTGAGGACATAAAAACCTCGATTAAGGATTATTTACGAGAAAATTCTAATTTTTCTGATTTTGACTTTGAAGGGTCAAATCTTTCAGTACTTATCAATACGTTAGCATATAATTCTTATATTACAGCATATAATACAAATATGGTTGCAAATGAATCTTTTATAGATTCTGCGACTCTAAGAGAAAATATAGTTTCGTTAGCAAGAAATATTGGTTATGTACCTAGATCTAAAAGGGCAGCAAGGGCATTGGTAGAGTATGAAATTACAGGTATATCAACAACAAACTCATCCATTACTCTTCAGCCTGGTGTAATAGCGAATGCAGGTATAAACAATAGTAATTACATATATTCATTACCAGAAAAGATTGTATCAGTATCTGATTATGGAATATCTTCGGGTGTAATAGAAATATTTCAGGGTCAATATCTAGAAAAACAATGGTCTGTAAACACTTCTCAACCAAATCAGCGTTATGTTTTACCAAATGATAATATTGATACATCCACTTTACGAATTAGGATTCAAGACGCTGCAAGTTCTACTACTTCAACCGAATATAACTTGGTTGATAGTATCGTTGGAGTTACCTCAGAGTCTAATATCTACTTACTTCAAGAGACTAGTGATGAAAAATATGAAATATTGTTTGGAGATGGTATCTTTGGTAAGAAATTGGAATCTGGGAATATAATAAATGCATCCTATATTGTTACAGAAGGTGCTGATGGTAATGGAGCAGATAATTTTAACTTTTCAGGTTTGGTAAAGGATGAGAATGGAGCAGACGTTACATCATATAGAGCGAATTTGTATTGTAAAACCCCTGCTGAGAATGGTGATAGTATAGAAGATGTTCAAAGTATAAGAAATTACGCTCCAAGAAGGTATGCTTCACAGAATCGTGCGGTAACTGCAACGGATTATGAGGCGATTTTACCTTCATTATACCCAAATATAGAATCTGTGAGTGCTTTTGGTGGTGAAGATCTAAATCCACCTCAATTTGGGCGTGTTTTTATCGCTGCAAAACCTAGAAATGGTAATTTTTTAGCAGATTCCACTAAAAAGCAACTTTTGAACTCGCTAAAGAGTTATTCTGTTGCTGGAATTGTCCCATCTTTCATAGATTTGAAGTTTTTATACGTTGAATTGGATAGTTACATTTATTATAACACTAATTTTACGGGAAATCCCCTAAATCTCAAGGCAAGTGTTGTAGATGCGATTACTAAGTACTCTTCTTCTGCAGAATTAAACAAATTTGGCGGTAGATTCAAGTATTCTAAGATGCTTTCGTTGATTGATGGAGTTGATACCTCAATTACATCAAATATTACGACTGTAAAAATTAGAAGAAACCTAAAATCACGTATAAACACCTTTGCACAGTATGAATTATGCTTTGATAATGAATTTTATCGTGAATTAGACTCTTACAACATCAAAAGTACTGGATTTAGTGTTTTTGGCGTACAAGGAACAGTATATCTTGCTGATAAGACTGTAGAAGGGTCGGATATTGGAAATCTCTTCTTATTCAAGATTACTTCTGATACAGAAGTTGAAATAATTTCTTCATCGTTTGGAACTGTCAATTATAAGAAGGGTGAGGTCTTGATAAACACTGTAAATATAACATCTACACTGTTACCTGAAAATATTATTGAAATTGAAGCAATTCCAACATCAAACGATGTTCTTGCAAGAAAAGAATTATTTTTGCAACTAAGTTTGCCTAAAAGTGACTTCACTATGAAACAAGATGTCATTGCTTCGGGTGCAAATCTCTCAGGAACAAGATTTGCTCCTCAATCAAGTTATGCAAACGGAAATAAAGTCCGTGGTGCTGTTATAACTAGCACAAGTGAAATATCTTCATCATCATCGTAGTAGCTCTTATAATAAATGATCGGAACTTCACTTTCTAGAGTAAAAATACACGAGGTAGTACAGAGTCAAATCCCAGAAGCGATTGATTCTGATAATCCTTTATTTGGAGAATTTCTAAAGCAATACTACATTTCTCAAGAGTACCAAGGTGGTACAATTGATATTGCTGAAAACCTTTCTGACTATAAGAGTCTAGATTTTCTCACACCTGACAATCTAACAGGTGTTACTTCGACTGCAAGTTTCGTTTTTGGTCGTGATACGACAATATACGTTGATTCTACCAAAGGTTGGCCACAGAAATGGGGTTTACTCAAGATTGATGATGAAATAATAACATATACGGGTATTGGAACTACATCATTCAACGGATGTATTCGTGGTTTTAGTGGAATTGAAAATAATCAAAAAACTAACGCTCCAGAGCATCTTACCTTTACAAATACAGGCATTGCTACTCATGCTGCAGATGCTCAAGTAAAAAATCTAAGTAATACTTTCCTACAGTCCTTTTTCAAGAAACTTAAGAATCAGATAAGTCCTGGTTTTGAAGATAGATCATTTACTGGAAATCTAAACACATCAAATTTCCTTAGACAGGTCAAGGATTTCTATTCTTCAAAAGGTACTGAAGAAGCATTCAGAATATTGTTCAGAACTTTATATGATGAAAATGTTGTGATGTTTAGACCACAGGAATACCTGTTCAAACCATCTGATGCGGAATATATCGTAAATGACGTTTTAGTATGTGAAAAAATATCAGGTAAACCTGAAGATATTGTATCACAACCTATTACACAAGGTGATGCGAGTGCATCTGTGTATCAGGTAGAAAAAATAATTCTCAATAATAACACATATTATAAAATCCGTCTGTCTACTGATACTATTGATGGAACATTCAAAGTAACTAATAGATCTTATACAACTCAACCTGTATCACTTGCTGCTACTACTGTAACTGTAGATTCTACAGTAGGATTTGCTAAATCTGGAGATTTTGTAATTGGTCGTAGTAAATTTACATACACAGACAAATCTCTGACAGAATTTATAAATGTCGTAGGTTATACTTCTGCTCCTATTGGTTCAGTAGTCGATTCTAGTGTAGATGCAATATCTTATGGGGATGGTGATCTAAGAAAAACCGTAAAACTAAGAATATTGAATTCTATTACTGGTTTTGAGGGAGATGCTATTTCTCAGCAGAAAGGTAGTGAATATAAGATAAAATCTATCGGTACAGAAGAGATTGGAGTTAGATATACCGAATGGTTAGAAAATATATCTACTAAACACGTAGTTAATGATTGGAAACAACTTTCAGCGAATAGTTTTGAATTAATTCTTACCGAAAAGCATAATTATATTGCATCTGACGAGATATATGTTATAGATGAGGATGGTGTTGTTTTTGATGGTTCAATTACTGGTGTATTGGATGATACTACAGTTTTTATCATTTCACCAACACTTATTGCAGGTAAAAATTATTTTATTCGTCAAAAAATCAAAACTAAGTATGGATCTGTAGCAAACGTTCAAAATACTTATAAACTTGACGATACTGTTGTTGTAGCAGCAAACAGTTTACCTCATTGGAATATTGACCCTCAGAAACGTATAAGATCCTTCAATACTTCGGGTATATCTACCAGAACTCAAGATGTACAGATACCTGAACATAATTTACATCATGGTGACGTTGTAATATACAATCCTGTAACTTCAGGATCCCCTGTAGTCGGTTTGAACACGGGTCAATCATATTATGTGACCAAACTGAACTCTTCGTCATTTTACCTCTCCTTATCGGCAGAGAACGCTCGTAGAGGGAATTATATCTACGTATTTGATAGTGCTGATATAGGATCCAATACCGAACATACACTTACACCATATGCTGTTGGTTTTGGGACTATTGGCTCACAAAGACTACTTCGTAAGTTTGATAACCCAGAATTTTCTGAAACTAAGGATTCTGTAGCATCTGGATCTGGTGTAGGTCTTTTTGTTAACGGTGTAGAAAGTTATTCATACAAATCATCAGATAAAGTTTTTTATGGTGCTGTACAAAGCGTAGATGTCTTGAATACTGGATCTTCATATGATCTAGTCAACCCACCTCGTTTATCCGTCCAACAAGCAGGTCATAGTGGAGTTGGTGCATCTATCGTTGCTCACGTTTCAGGCACCTTTGAGGAGATCCTAGTGGACTCTCCAGGTGTTGATTATAGTATCACTCCTGCGGTAAAGATAGAAGGTGGAAATGGAAGAGCTTCTGCTGAAGCAAAAATGAAACTTTCTCCAAGGGAAGTTTCATTCGATAGTACTACTGTTGGTGGTATTTTGAATACATCTACCAACAAATTCACATTCCCTGAAGCACATGGATTCAAACATGGTGAAGAAATCATTTACGGAACAGATGGTTCAACAACCATTGGTATTGGCACTACTCCAGGAAATCTTATTGACAGATCAAACTATTTTGTCATTAAGAATGATGACTATACCATATCACTTGCCAAAACCCGTAACGATGCATTGGTCGGTGTCACAACACTTCCTATCACATCTAATGGAGGTGGACTTCATAAATTTGAGACGAAACTTTCTAGACTAACAGTCGATAAGATTGAAATCTTATCTGCTACTACATTCTCCAACAGGGAGAATACTATGGATGCGGTTGGTATCAATACATGGACAAGTGTTATTACTGCACCCAATCATCATTATTCATCTGGTGATATTATCAGATATGGTGGATCTGATCAAACAGGTGTTACTGGTCTTACATCTGGAAATGATTACTATGTTATAAAGATTACTGATAATTCGTTTAGGGTTTCTATATCAACATCTCTTGTAGATTATGTAAGAATTACTAATGAAGGTTCTGGAACACATTCATTCAATTATCCCCCAATTTCAGTAACAATTGATGGAGCACAAGGAATTTCAACAGCAAATGCAACTGCTACTCCAATAGTAAGAGGAAAAGTTGATAATGTTCATGTGAAGAGTAAAGGTAGTCGTTTTGGATCAGTTATAATCAATGATAATTATAGACCAGATGTAGTTATAGTCGAAGGTTCAAAAGCATCGTTTGATCCAATTATTCTCAATGGTAGAATTGATTCTGTTATAATCAAGAGTGGTGGTAAGGACTTCTTTAGTATCCCTAACATCATTGTCAATGGTGATGGTGTTGGTGCGAAACTAAAAGCGAGAATTTCTAATGGAAAGGTTATAGCAGTTGATGTAATTACTGCAGGTGGAGGATATACTGAAAATGGAACTACTGTAACTGCAGAAACACCAGGTGAAGGTGCCATATTATCCGCTAATCTAAATCAATGGACAATAAATGATGTAGAAAGATACGCTAAATTTGGTGATGTAAAGGATGATGATGGTTTTTATGGCGAGTTTAAAGACTCTGATAACGGATATCCGTATGTAAATTACTATGCTTCTAGAAAATTACGTGAATATGTGGGAGATGATGGCACCAAGCACTCTCCAATACTAGGATGGGCGTATGATGGTCATCCAATATATGGTCCTTATGCGACAGAAAATCCAAGTGGAATAGGTCCATTAAAATATCTTGAACCAAGTTACGCTAAAATTACAGGTTCTAGAACAAATGGTCCAGATCTAAGTGAATTTGGAGCAGGTTTCTTTATAGAAGACTTTGAGTTTATAGAAGGGTTTGGCGACTTAGATGAGCATAATGGTAGATTTGCTGCTACACCAGAGTATCCAAATGGTGTATATGCATACTACATTACAGAATCTTCTTCAGTAATAACTTCACCACTAAGTCCTTTCTATAACAGAAGGGAACCATTATTCCCATATATTGTCGGTGATACTTATCATTCTAAATTAAATTCTTATAATAATGAATATGCGTCTACACAAGACACATTACCTAGTGGATTAGTTAGAAATACTAACAAATATAATATTACAGACTATGAGTTTATCGCTCAAGATTCTAAAGTTAAGACAAGTGTTGCTCAGATAAAAAATACTAAGAAAGGAACTATCGATAATGTAAAAATTCTAGAAGGTGGTAGTGGATATAATATAGGTGATAAATTAACATTTGACAATAGTAATACCAATGGTTTTGGAGCATTTGGTAAAGTCTCTGAACTTGTTGGTGCTGCTGCTACTGTTCTTACATCAACAATAAGAACAAATGAAAGAATAGAACTCTTTGCTAAAGGTAAAACTGTAACTGGTATTGTTACCACAGGATTGCATGATTATCCTGATGGAATACCTGTACAAATTAGTGGTATATCTTCAACCATCTATTCTGGGTTGGAGGGATCTTTCAATATTTCTGTTGACTTTGTTAGAAGTGGATTAGGAACTTCATTGCTTGCTACAGGATTGACAACATCTATTCCATTACGTGATCGTATTGATATCTTTGAAGTACAGGATATTGTTCAGGTTGGTGATGAACAGATGAGAGTGATTGCACATGATCATCTCAATCAAAAGATTACCCTACATCGTGCAATAAACGGAACTACGGGTGCTGCCCATACTGACAGAGCAGAAATTTATAGAAGAGAGAATAAATTTACTTATGAATTAGATAATCCATTAGATGTAGCGACTCCAAGAAACGAAAGGGTATATTTTGACGCACAAACAAATATTGGTGTTGGATTGACTGGTGGTGTTGGTATTGGTACAACTGTATCAAATATAGGTGCTGGTAATACACTTGTAAGCACATATATTCCAATAAAGTCAATTAGGATACCTAGTCATCCATTTGTTCATGGAGATCCTATTACATATACTCCTTCTGGTGGTTCTAATCTATTATATTCATTCAATGGATCTAATACTCAGTTCTTACCTACAGGTGGGTTATTTGTACAAAAAATTAGTAATGATCTGATTGGTATCGTAACTCAAGCATCTCAGATTGATAATCAGTATGATAGGATATATTTCAATGGTACAATCGGTGTAGGAAATAGTCATTCATTCAGAACTGATAGAGCAGTACCTCGTGCAAACGCAACTATATTTGAAGTAACAGTATCAACTGCAACAACTCATCATCTTGACAGATTTGATGAAGTGAAGTTTGACGTTGTGTCTGCTGGATCGAGTATACTCAATATGGAGTATAACTCTGGTACGAGATATATCAGCATTGGTTCATCTAATAACCCACCAATTTATAGTACTATTGGTGAAAAACTCATATTTGATACTTCAGACCCAGATCTTACCAATACCAGATTAGACTTATTCTTAGATCAAGAATATACTAAGAAATTTGTAGGTACTGGTATATCTGCAATAGAAAGAGTAGATAATCTAGTTCCTGGTATAACTTCTGCTAGAACTACATTGCATTTGACTAGAAATATTCCAGATGTATTGTATTATAAGTTTACATCCACATCTCCAGCAAAAACTGTATATGTTGATGAAGATGTTACTGATTATGGTAAGATAATCATTCAAGAGAGTGAGTTCTCTGGAACACATTCACTAACTACATCAACAGGGAGAACATTCAAGTTCTTTACAGGTGGCATACCAGAAAAAGTTGGATATACAAGTGAATCTTATATCAATTACACAACATCATCTAAAACTGCACGAGGATCAGTATCTAAAGTTGCTTTGACTGAAGGTGGTGTTAGATATGATGAATTACCAAAAGTTTCTATTGCTAGTACCACAGGTCAATCTGCGGTTCTTCTTGCAGAGACAGAAAGTGCTGGTCAACTCCTTACAACTGATATTCTTGAGTTTGGGTATGATCATCCTTCTGATCCAACTTTAGTACCTTACGCAGCAGTTCCAAATATTATATCTCTTCGAGATAATTTTAGTATTGATAATGTTGCTATCACATCTACAGGTTCTAAGTATCTCAGTGCTCCTGATATTGTAGTTTACAATAACATCACCGATTCTTTGAATACTAGTGTAGAACTAGTAGCAAACTTAGAAGGTACATCTGTCAATAGTGTAAGAATTATTAATTCTGGAGGAAATCTAAAGAGTACAGATAATCAAGTACTTGCAATCAATAACTCAAACGGTGTTGGTATTATTAGTGCAACATATTCAGATCCTACAGTAACACTTAGATTAAAAACTCCTTCAGGTGGATTTACAACAGCATTACCTCTACCATTTGCTATTGGTGATGAAATTTTCGTTGAGAACATTGGTGTATCAACTGGTAATGGATATAACTCTTCTGATTATGGATATAATTTCTTTAGCGTTACTGGTGTGAATACCAACCCTGGTTTAGTTGATCAGGCTACAATTACATATAAAATAGACCAAAATCCAGGATTCCATGATCGTTTAGGATTTGGTGTTGTTACTAGGAAGAGTGATATAGCACAATTCAAATTAGAACTAAAAGAAGGTGTATTCTTTGCTGGAGAAGAAATCTATACTGATAATGCATTTACAAATATTTCTGAAGGTAAGGATAGTTCTACTAATATCATTAGAGTTGATTCTCTTGTAGGATTTAATACAGGAGACTTAGTTAGAGGTAGACAATCTCGTGCATCTGGTATTGTTGAAGATATGAATTCCAATACTGGAAAATTCACAGTAGGTCCTATGCTCAAACGTTCATTCGGTTGGGAAAAGGATACTGGGAAGACAAGTGAGTATTTCCAAAGGATTCAAGATAATGATTATTATCAGAATTTTGCATATTCTCTCAAATCTTTAGTTGGAATATCAAGTTGGGGTGAACCAGTTGATTCATTAGCACATCCTGCAGGATTCAAGAAGCATTCTGACTTATTAGTTCCTTCTGTTGGTGCAGTAGGATTGGGAGCTTCTTCTCACGTACAGGCATTAGATCAAAGTATATCTTCACTTGTTCTTATTGACAATTCTTCAAAAGTATACTGTAAACATGACTTTGACTTGGTAAGAGAACTTACAGATGAAGCACAAACTAAGAGTGATAAGGTTGTATTCCAATCTAACAAATTTGGTAATGCTCTTATATGTAAGACTAATAGAGTTCTAGAAATTGATGATATTAGTCCACAATTCTATTCAGATCCAGATATAAACAGAGGAATTGATCTTGATATTTGGGATGTAGATAAAGTAAGTGCAGTCAAATATTATGCCCAAATAGTTCTTGATGTATCATCAGGAATAGCTTATAACGAGACTCAATACAGCGAATTTGTGGTATCTCACAATGGAACTGTTGCCATGGTGAACCAATATTCAGATTTAGCAGATTCATTTGATTTAGGTGATTTCAATGCTGATCTAAGCGTAGGAGGTCAAGTTACAGTATCATTTGTACCTTATAATAGTACTTTCATCTATGATATTACCTTCTATAAGGAAGTATTAGATCAAGGTATAGGTATTGGAACAACATCTTATGGTGGAGTTAAGAAAGTAGGTGTTTCTTCATACGTAGCACCTTCAGGATCACCATCAACACAAATTATTCAATCCATAGATGCGGAGCAATTCAAGTCTGGGACAGTTTTTGTTGCTGTTGATTCTCCTAACGAAAAGGAAGTTTTAGAAGCAAGTTTTGTTGGAGTTGGATCTACTGCTCAATATATTGAGTTTGGTAAGATGAAGGAAGATATGGATTTGGGAACATTCAATGTAGGTATGACCACCACAAATAATATGCAGATCAAATTTACACCAGTAGCAGGTATAGGAGTAACTATTTCAACACTTGCTACTTTAGTTGGTGTTGCTACAACTGCTGTTGGTACAGGAATACCAGCAGGTAGTTATGAAGTTGGTGACGCACAACTACAATCTAGTAGAACTGAAATTGCAGCATCGGGAACTCCTTCTGCTACTAATATATCCAATTTAACATACAACAATTATACAAGCATTAAATACTATGTGGAGATACAGAACGTTACTAACAACGAATATTCTGCATTTCACGTTGCTGCCAATGCTTATGGAGGTGATTCCAACTCTGTCAAGTGGGGTAATGTCTCAACTGGTCTTACTGCTACGAGAGATATAAACAATACAGATATAACTATATCTGCACCAAACGTTCTTCTACAATTTACCCCAATGGAAAATAGAACTTACATTGTTAGGGTATCGGAGATACGAATTGACAAACCTGATGATGTTGCCAACGACACCACGATAAAATACTAAAATGTTTCAGATCGGGTCAATAAATCGAAAATTTAATAGGGAAACAGAAACCTTTAGGTATTCTTTTCACCTGACGCATCAAGGCGATCCAATCTTTTTGAAATCGTTTGATGGTTCAAGTCCTGATAAGGTTTTATTGGGATCAGATACTATTGTATTGAAGAATCACTTCTACGTTACAGGTGAAGAGTTAGAATACTATGCAAATGATACTGCTATTGGAATAGATCATACTAGTACTGGTGTTGGTGCTGCTACCACAATACCCCAAACAGTTTATGCTATAAAAGTAGATGAAGATAAGATAAAACTTGCAGCAACTCCTGCATTAGCAAAAGCAGGAACTCATATTGGTTTGACTACAGTTGGTATTGGTAATAGCCATTACTTTACAGCAAATAAACAGAATAGTAAAGTTATAATGGCATTGGATAATGTAATCCAATCTCCATTAACTGAGGAAGTAGGTGCTGCTACTACATTATCAGGTATGTTGAATAAGGTTATAAGTTTTTGGGATATAAGTGGTTTCAAGTCATATGATCTTATAAAGATTGATGATGAGATTATGCGTATACAAGTGGTTGGTTATAATGGTATTGCAAATGACGCTTTAGTTGATCGTGAATGGTTAGGTACAAAACCAACATTACATATCAATGGTGCCAGTATAAAAAAAGTAAAGGGTGATTATAATATTGTAAAAGATAAGGTAACATTTGTGGATGTTCCTTTTGGTGGTATAAAAGTAACTGTTGGTGTTAGTTCAAATCAAATCAATGTACAAAGAAATAGTTTTAGAGCAATTTCAGATTACCTTGAGACAGGATCAGAAGTTCTAGTACGAAGTATAAATCCACCTGTACCACTAAAAGGTAATGAGACATATTTCCTAATCAAAGAAGCAAATAATGAATTTTCTTTTGCTGAAACCAAAGGAGATGCTTTAACAGGTGTTGGTATAACTCTTACAACTGCTGGTATAGGAACTCATAATTTCATATTTGTAGATACTTCAAATGGAAGTTCATTCCAAGGTAGATCATTCATTAGATCGGATTATACAGGAAACCTTGTTATAGATGATATATCAGATAGTTTTACTGGTATAGCAAAAACATTTACTATCAAGAGTGGAGGTTCCAATACCACTGGTATAACTAGTGATTTTGGTTCACTACTTATAAACAATATATTCCAAAAACCAGAAATTGATTATGACTTTATAGGTGGATCGTCCACTGGTATTACGTCTATAAGATTTACTAATAATAGTTCAAATACCACAAATCTAAGTGATGTTAATGCAAATAGGGTTCCTAGAAAGGGATTGATTGTATCATTAGCAAGTTCAGAAGGATTTGGATATCAGGAACGACTAGTTGGAATAGGAACCGCAGTTGTAGCAAGTACAGGTGTTATATCAAGTGTAGGATTGGCATTTAGTGGAACTGGATATAGAAATGCACCAACCACATATAGATTTAATATTATAGGTGGTGGATCAGCTGTAGGTGCTAGTGGTACTTTCTCTGTTGCTAATGGAAATATATCTGCTGTAGATCTTACTAATGCTGGATCTGGGTTCTATTATAAGGATGTATCAAATGTAGCATATAATCATCTAACTGGTATAACCACTGTTACTACAGGTAGTGCCCATGGTTTAACTAGTGGTAATACTGTCAAATTATCTGGTATAGCATTCACATGTACTTATTCAGCATCTAAGGCTGTTTCTAACGCAGTCTATGACAATGTTTCAGGTATTATGACTGTTACTACTACTGCTAATCATGGATTGTCAGTAGGTCAGGGAGTTATATTATCTGGTATTGGTATGACTTGTCAATTAGATGGAGGTGCTTCTACTAAGACATATCCTAGAACTACTGATCCTTATTATGCTGGTTCTATTATTGCTGCAGTTCCAGGTGTCAAAAAACTTACAGTTCAAGTTGGTCCATCTACTGTACCAACTTTCTATAAGACTGGTGGTAGACTTCAAGGTGCTCTTATTGGACCTAGATTTGGAGATTTGAATGCAGAAGGTGCTTCAGTAACAGTTGTAGATAATACTACGTTTGAATATCAAGCTGGTGTAACTACAGCACATCATTGGTATGCAAGAGGTGGTTCTGTAACTAAACCAATTATAGTAGATTTTGATTCTCCTATTGGATATGATGATATACAACTTATAAGTGCATCAACAGGTGTTGGTGCTTCTGTATCACTAAATGTTGGTACTGGTCTAAGTATAACAACATTCAATCTCAATAATATTGGTTATGGATTTACTGTAGGTGAGCAACTAAGGATTGCAGGAATACCAACAAATACAAGTATTGGATCTACCTTTAGAAATGCTATATTTACCGTCAAAGAAACTAGGGATGATGAATTTGCTGGATGGGTATTTGGTAAGGTTCAAGTATTAGATAATTTCTCTGATCAATTTGATGGAAGGAAAAAGGTATTCACTATTACTGAAAATAGTGAACCATTGAGTATTGAAAAGAATCCTGGTACTCTTATCAGTTTACAGGATAACTTATTAGTATTCTTGAATGATATTATTCAGCATCCTGGAGTTTCTTATGTATTCAATGGCGGTACTCAAATAGAGTTTACTGAACCTCCAAGAGAAGGAACTACCCTTCAAATAATGCTTTATCGTGGAACTGATTCTGATGTTGCTATTGAAGGTGCATTACAAACAGTCAAGGTTGGTGATTCTATCAAGATTGAGAAAAATAATAATATAACACCAGTATCACAGAGTGAAAGAATTGTTGATGCTATTACAGCAAGAGATACTCTTAGAACCACTGTTTATACTAAGCAGGGTATATCTAATCAATTATCCCCACTAAGACCTGTTGTTTGGTGTAAGCAGCAAGATGACTTGATTGTTGAAGGTGCTCCTGTAAGTAAAGCAAGAGATATGTATGCTGCTAAAGTAAAACCTGCAGCAAGAATTATACAAAGTGCTTCTACAACTGATAATACTTTCTATACAGGAAGTGGTGCTCTAGTATTCAGTAAAACTGAGCAACCTGATGTTTCTACATTTGGTATTCAGATTGTAGATACTGATAAAAATAACACTGGATTTGGAACTACCACATTCATAAATCCTGTTGAAACTATCTCTGGTGTGAGTGTCAGTGGTGATGACGGTATTATTACTGGAATTGGAACTACTGCTCAAGGTATACAGTTCAATTTCCATATACCTTTGAACTCAACTTGGAGAGATAATACTTTGGGTGGACTTACTAAGACAGGAATTGCTACAGGTGACTTCTTCTTAGTATCTAGATCAAATGTTGGAAATGGTGTGACTGCACTATTGAAAGATAGGACAGTTGCTATTTCGTCATGCTCTGACCTTATAGATACTGTGTTCCAAGTATCTCATATTGAAGATATTGCCCCTGTGGGTACAGCATCTTCAGTAAGAGTGCACGTAAATGTTGAAACTGGTCACGGTCTCAACTTTACAGGTCTTGGTTCAGGGGTCGGAAACTACTATGGAAACTTTAGTTGGGCAAAGTTCAGCTCCTCTAGAAGTGTTGGTCTAGCGTTTACTTGTAACAGTTCTGATGGTCTATCTGGTCTATCAACTGCTCCTACAATAATCCGCACTACTAAGCTTTCCCTAGATTACTCATAAATAACACTAAAAGTCCAGAAGAGAATGCCAGCGATCATAACTGATCAAATCAGAGTATTGAATGCGTCTAACTTTGTTGGTGGAATTTCAACCACCGCAAATAGTTATTACGTGTTCATTGGGCTGCCGAATGCAACTGACACTAATTCAGATTGGAACACCAATACGCCAGCACCTATTGACAACTTTGATGATCACGACGACATATATGATACTCTAATATCCGCTAAGAAAATCAATTCTAGCGATGTATTACAAGTAATCCGAAAGATTAGTTGGACTACAGGTACGATATACGAGATGTATCGTCACGATTATGATATTAATAATACTACTCCACAGACAAACTCTTCCAGTCTTTACAATTCTAACTTCTATGTGGTAAACTCGGATTATAGAGTTTATGAATGCATATATAACGGAGCAGATCCAACTAATAGTGGTAAAGGACTTGCATCGTTAGAAGAACCAACTCACACAGACCTCCAACCAAGACTTGAATCCGATGGCTACCTCTGGAAATACCTCTACACGATCAAACCGAGCGATATCGTTAAGTTTGACAGTGTTGAATACGTTCCAGTCCCAACTGACTGGTTGGAAAGTGCCGACAGTCTCGATGTTCGCAATGCTGCTGTTGGTGGTAAGATAGAAACAGTTGTAATAGAAAATACAACAAGTGCGTCATATCAGTTTAGTGGAACTAAGAATAATGTTCCTATTAGTGGAGATGGACAAGATGGTTTAGCATCAGTCACTTTTGTGAATGGTAAACCAACTGCTGTTCAGGTAACTAACGGTGGAACAGGATATACTTTTGGAACTTTAGATTTAGATAAGGTAGTAACAGGTTCTGGTGCAGAATTTTCAGTTATAATTCCACCTCCAGGAGGACATGGTGCAGATATATACAAAGAATTAGGTGCAAATAAAGTTCTTATATATTCTAGAATAGAAAATAGTGATACTACAAACCCCGATTTCCCAACAGGAAACCAGTTTGCTCGTATAGGAATAGTAAAAAATCCAGAAGTAACAGGTACTACAAATCTACTTACATCAGCAAGTGCGAGTGCTGTTTATGGATTACGTTTGACAGGTATAGCAGCAAGCACTATGAGTGCTTCTATTGATGGTCAGATTACCCAAACCATCGGAATTGGATCCACTGCAGTGGGTAAAATTATATCATATGACCCAGTAACAAAATTCTTGAGATATTGGCAAGATCGGGATCTAGCAACAGACAATTCTACAGGGGCAAGTCCCACCTATGGTTACCGTCTAAATAGGTTCACGAGCACTCCTGGAACTGGAGGTAGTATCAATGTAGTTGTAACAACAACTACAGGAAGTGAGACTGTAGGAATCGAAACAACCTTTACGGGGGTTTCTACATCAATCAACGCTAAAACATACTACTTTGGTCAGTCTATAAACAACGGTTTATCATCACCAGAAATCAAAAAGTATTCTGGAGACATTATATACGTTGACAATAGACCAGAAGTTACAAGAGCTGCCAATCAAAGAGAAGATATTAAAATCGTCTTAGAATTCTGATCCGATGCCACAGAACACCAACCTAAACGTCAATCCATATTTTGATGATTTTGATGAGAATAAAAACTATACAAAAGTTTTATTCAAACCTGGTACTCCAGTTCAAGCGAGGGAACTGACTACACTTCAATCTATCCTACAAGATCAGATTGAAAAATTTGGACAACATTTCTTCAAAGAGGGCACGGTAGTAATACCTGGTTCGGTAGCGTATGATGATGCCTATTATGCTGTCAAAGTAGAATCTACATTTTTTGGTGTTCCTGTAGAATCATACTTTGATAAGTTGATTGGACTATCAATTCGTGGTAAGCAATCTGGAGTAACTGCTGTAGTAAAGAGTGTTCTAAAAGCATCTAAATCAACTGAAAACAAAACAACATTATATGTAAAATACAGAAATACAAATAAAAATGATCAAACAACTCAAACATTTGAAGATGGTGAAAATCTAGTTACTGAGGCTGATTTTACTTTTGGATCTACTACAACTTCTAATGGATCAGATTTTGCTACTTGTATTCTAAGTAATGCAACTGCAACAGGTTCAGCATTTACTGTAACTGAAGGTGTATTCTTTGCTCGTGGTGCATTTGTAAAAGTAGGTACAGAAACACTTGTATTAGATCAGTATTCTAACTCTCCTTCATTCAGAGTTGGTTTCAAAGTTATAGAAGAAATTATAACTGCTGTAGAAGATGATACATTGTATGATAATGCTTCTGGTTTCAGTAACTATACTGCTCCAGGTTCTGATAGACTGAAGATTAGTCTACAACTTACTAAGAAAGATCTTGAAGATTATCAAGATGAAAACTTTATTGAGTTATTCAGAACTAATAAAGGAGAAGTCAAAAAGATTGTTAATAGAACTGTATATAACGAATTAGCAAAAGAATTTGCTCGTAGAACATATGATGAAAGTGGTAACTATTTTGTAGAGGAGTTTACTTTTGATACTAAAGAAACTCTAAATGATAGGTATTCTCAGTTTGGTGTATTCTTCCCAGAAGATACTACAGACGGTGGTGAGGTACCATCTAAAGAAAAACTAAGTATAAAGGTTGGACCAGGTAAAGCATACGTCAAGGGATATGAAGTACAGACTTATGGAACTATATTTGTTGATGCTAATAAACCAAGAACTACTGAATTAGTTGAATCTTCAAGTGTTCCTTTTCAAGCAGGGAATCTTATAAGACTCAATAATGTATATGGTGGTGCCAGTGTTGGTATTGCTACTACAGGTTATGTTGATTTACGTAGTAATAGACTAAGTACTGATTTAGATGCTGCTGCAGGTCAATCTGTTGGTAGAGCAAGAGTATATGATTATAAACTATCTGCAGGAGGATATACAAATGCTGCATCTAGTTTTGATTTATTCTTATTTGATATACAAACTGATACTGAGATAACACTTAACAGTGCACTTGCTATAGATGCACCAGCATTGATTGAAGGTAAAAGATCTGGTGCAAGAGGATTCCTAAGATCTAGAACAGGTAGTATTCTTACTCTTCATCAAACAGCAGGTCAATTTATAGTTGATGAAGCAATTGCTGTAGATGGTGTTGATAATGGTAGAATTATTACTAAAGTAACTGAATTTGGTGTCAATGATATACATTCTATTAGACAGGAAGTAGGTGTTCAAACATTTAGTGGTGATACTATACTAGAACCTAGATTACGTTTTGGTGGACAATCATTCAACTTTACTGCTGCTGCAGGAAGTAAATCTACAGTTACATCATCTACTAATGGATGGACTGTTGGTATACAGACTGGTGATATTATTAGTTACGCTAGATCTGGTGTTAGTGGACCAGTTTATAATAGAGTAAAAACTGTTTCTCCTTTAGGAACAAGTATAGAAGTTGAAGCAGTTGCCAATGTAACTAATGTTGCTACAGGATCTATTCCTGGTTCTGCAACTAATGTTTCTGGTATATCTGTTGTATCTACAAGAATAAGAAATTCAAATAGTGGATTCCTATTTGCAGAATTACCAAATTCTGATGTTGAATCAGTTGATCTAACACGATCAGATATTTTCATAAGAAATGAACTAAGGGGTAGAACAATCAACTCTTTAGGAACTCTTGCCTTACCATCACTTACTGGTACTGATTTTGTATATGCACCATTTGATGAAGAAAGATATACTGTATTATACGAAGATGGAACTGTAGAACCACTTACTTCAGATCAATTCGCATTGACTGGTGGAGGTAAAGGAGTTACTTTGAGTGGTCTTACTGCAAGTAAAAATAATGTTGTAGTACATTCTACAAGGCAAAAGTCTAAAGTTACTGCTAAAAATAAAGTACTAAATCGTTGTGAAAGTTTAGTTGTAAACAAATCAAAATATACTTATTCTGGTGTTACAACTTCTGTTGGTGATGGTCTTACATACAATATTGCTTATGGTACAAGGGTTCAAGATAGGGAAGTATCTTTAAATACTGCAGATGTAGTTAGAATAAGTGCTATATTTGAATCATCTACAAGTGGTGATCCTTCAATCCCAACGGCAACATTTAGTGGACTCAACGGACCTAATTCAAATAATACAGATATTATAAAGGGTGAATACTTTATTGGTAAGGTTTCTGGTGCATCTGCTCTTGTTTTAGGTATAACTGGAACTCAATCTGCATTTGTTGTAAGTAGAAACAATGAAAACTTTATTGATGGTGAAGAAATAACATTTACTGAAAGTAATGTACTAGGAAAAATAACTGCACTTACTTTAGGTGATAAAGAAATATCTGATAACTTTACTTTAGATAATGGTCAAAGACAAGAGTTTTATGATTTTGCTAGACTTATAAGAAATCAAGGTTCTCCTGAACCATCAGGTAGAATAAAGGTATTCTTTGATAAGTTTACACTTGATTCTGAGGATAGTGGTGAAATTCTAACTGCAAGTAGTTATGCATCTGATGTTTATGATTTAGTTCCTTCATTTGGTGGAGTTAGAAATACAGATGTTGTTGATATAAGACCAAGAGTATCAGATTATAATTCTACATTATCACCATTTGAATGGGGTGCAAGAGTATTCTCTGGATCTGGTCAATCAACAAATGTATTGGTATCAGACGAAAATATTACATTTGACTATACTCATTATTTGGGTAGAGTTGATAGATTATTCTTGAATAGCGATTCTACATTCACACTTGTAGAAGGAACTCCTGCTGCACAACCTCAAGCACCAGAAGAAATTGATAGTTCGTTTGAATTAGCACAGATTGTATATCAACCATATGTTTATGATGTCAATACTGATATTACTATAGAAACAAGGGCAAATAGAAGATACACCATGCAAGACATTGGTGATATCGAGAAGAGAATTGAAAACGTAGAATTTTCTACATCATTATCATTGCTTGAGAATAAAACTGAATCATTAGTAGTAAAAGATCCCGAAACAGGATTGGATAGTTTCAAAACTGGTTTTGCTGTAGATAATTTTAGATCATTTGCATTAGCAGATGCTTCTGTACCTATCAATTATGATGTTGATGACGGTGAAGCAGTAGCAAGAGCATCTTGGGATGTAGTTGATCTATTGGTTGGATCTGAGGCTGTAATTGGTCTATCAGGTGTACCAAATAATGCAGTTGATGTTCGGTATGCAACTGATTTAGGATCTTCAAATATAACAAGAAAAGGATCAAAAGTTCTTCTAAACTACAGTGAGGTTGAAGATTTCAATCAACCATTTGCAAGTAGAGTTATAAATGTAAACCCATATGATGTGGTTACATGGACTGGTAATCTAACAATATCACCAACTGAAGATGTATGGATAGAAAGAGAATTTTATACTGTAGATGGTGGTTTAGGTGATAGACATAGAGGGCATGATACTTATGAGATTGTTACAGAAACTACGAAGATACCAACCCTAAGATCTCAAAATATAGAATTTACAGGTACTAGACTAAAACCTGGTACTAAAATGTACAGTACTTTTGCAAGGACTGACATGGTTGATCAGAGAAGTTTGACAGTTCCAAAACTTCTCGAAGTTACTCCTGTAAAAGGTGCTTTCCAAATAGGGGAAACTGTAGTTGGTAGATTACTTACTAATCAGAACAGTAATAGGGTTCCAGAGATAAGATTCCGTATTGCAGCACCTAATCATAAAGATGGTCCATATAATGCACCAACTCTTGTTTATGCTACAAGTCCTTATGATGGTGTCGGTCTAACATCTGCATATAGTGATACTACTTCAATATTGAATGTAGATACTGCTAGTTTGAATCAGAAATCTGACGAGAGATTCTTTGGAAATGTTGTAAAAGATATGAGACTTGTTGGTGAAACAAGTAATGCAGAGGCACAAGTCAATGAAGTTAGATTGGTTACTGATACTATGGGTGCCTTACAGGGATCCATTCATATTCCAGAAGATAATCCTGATTTTGCAAATGGTACAAATACAGTAGAAGTAAGTGCTATAAAATCAAATGACAATCCACCTCCAGGAGTACATGTAAGTAAGGCAAATGCCAACTTCTTCTCAGATGGAACTCTTATTACAGAAACTACGATAGTAAAAAGAGATCCACCACCCCCACCACCACCATGTGACCCATTAGCACAGTCATTCTTTATTACTGAAATTCCTGGTATCTACATGACTTCTGTGGATATATTCTTCCAGTCGAAGAGTACTAATATCCCAGTTGAAGTTAGAATAGTTGATGTTGTAAATGGAATACCAACAGGTAATGTTTTAGCAAGTAAGGTTCTTGAACCTAGTCAGGTTAATACATCAAATGATGGTACAGTTGGTACAACATTTACCTTTGACTTCCCATGTTATCTAACCACAGGAGAATATGCTTATGTTATCCTAGCAAGTACTGATGAGTATCATGTATGGATTTCTCGTGTAGGTGAAGAGGATATTACAACTAAGGATCTTCCAGAAATACAGAAGGTTATAATCAATAAGCAACCATCTTTAGGTTCATTATTCAAATCTCAGAATGCGTCTACTTGGACTCCTTCTCAGTTAGAAGACTTGAAGTATGTTGCTAGAAAGGCTAAGTTTGTTACATCAAAGGGTACATTCAAAATGTACAACCCTGAGATGTCATTCTGGAATAGTAGGAATTTATTACCTTCTAATCCAATTGAAGTTTTTGATAAGAAAGTTACCGTTGGTCTCTCCTCTGATTTGAAGAATCCAAACATTGTTGTTGGTACACAAATCAAACAAAACAATAGAACATCTAGTGGTTTTGTTGAGGCAAGATTGGGTGCAGTTGGTGCTGCTAATACAGGACTTACTGTTACTAATGTTGGTGTTGGTTACTCAAACTCAACATATAATGGTGTAAGTTTCACAACTCTAACTGGTTCAGGTTCTGGTGCTACTGGAATTGTAACAGTATCTTCTGGAACAATTGATAACGTATGTGTTCTCAATACTGGTTCTGGATATTCAGTTGGGGATACTTTGACTGCAACATTAGGAAGTAATGATTTAGGTAGAAACTTAATATTGACTGTGGGTGTTGTTACTTCAACTAACAGTTTACAGTTGACGGGAGTTACTGGTCAAGACTTCAATACATCAGATCAGATTCAATATGTTCCTGGTTCTGGGGCAGGTGTAGGTGTAGGATCAACTCTAGCATCAATCGTTCCTTCAAGTGTCACTATCAATGGTGATGAGTTTGATGGTAAGCATGTAAGAGTATCGCATCCTAATCATGGTATGCACGCTTTCAATAATAAAGTATCAATTACTAGAGTTCATAGTGATACAGTTCCAACTAATATAACTGTTGGATATGGTGCAAGTTCTATTGCAAATGTTAGTGTTGCTAGTTCTACTAATTTCAACTTCTTTGAAGGTGCTCAAGTTGGAGCAACTAACCCAGGATTCGCACTAATTGGTGATGAGATTATCGCTTACACTGGTGTAGGTAATAATATATTGACTGGTATTACTACCAGAGGTGTTGATGGCACTTCTTCTCAATCATTCTTACCTGGAACACCTATCCAGAAGTATGAATTCAAGGGCGTATCATTGAGAGAAGTCAATAAGACTCATGATTTTGCAGATGTTACAAATAATATTACTGAGAAAATTGGATTAGATCATTACTATTTGAAGATTGGTGGTAGTAAGACATTCACATCTCACTCATTGGGTGGTGGTGTAAATGCTAGAGCATCTGCGAATGTTCAGTTTGAGTCAGTTAGACCAAATATAAATCATATACTTCCTGATGGAACTGAAGTTTCTGGAAGTGTTAGAACAACTTCTGGTACTAGTATAAGTGGTAATGAGATATCATTCCAAGATCGTGGTTATCAACCTATATCTTTCAGTGGAACTACTTTATTCAGTGATCCTAGAATTATTGCATCTAGAGTGAATGAAAATGCAAAAATGGCAGCATTCCCTGGTGCAAAATCATTTACACTTGACGTTACTATGAGTACATCTAATGAAGATGTAACTCCAATAGTTGATGTTGAGAATAGTAATATTACTCTAAAAACACATAGGGTAAATGCTCCAATTGAAAATTATATAACTGATAGAAGATCTAATACACTACTAGAAGATCCTCATTCATTCAATTATACAACTCAGGTTATAGCACTAGAAAATCCTGCAACTTCGTTGAAGGTTATTCTTGCAGCATTCAAACCAGGAACATCTGATGTTAGAGTGTTGTATAGATTGAGTAGAGCAGATAGTGCTGAAACTGATAAGGTATTTGAACTAATGCCTGGATTCAATAACTTTGATATCAATGGTAGGGTTATTGATGGTAAGAATAATGATGGTACATCTGATAGACGGATAAGTAATAGTGTGGCAGGACAGTTCCTAGAACATCAGTTCACAGCGAATAATCTTCCACAATTCACTGGTTATCAGATAAAGGTTGAAGTTACTTCAACCAATCAGGCACAGTCACCAAGTATTCGTGACTTCAGAGTTATTGCTTTAGCGTAGGTATGAGAAAAGCACCAGTAAATGATCACGACAATCTAAAACGAGATTTAGATAGTGGTGCTATTGTAAATACTGACCATGTATCTTACGAAAGGTATATGGTCGAAAAAAATTCTCGTATCAGACAACAGAATGAAATTATTCATCTAAAAGAGGAGATTGAAATCCTCAAAGCGATGATACGTGATAAATAATTCCAATATAGGTAGGCATAATGGCAGTTCCAGTCGTCAATATAGTAATTGAAACTGACACTGATTTTTCAAGAACATTCAACTTGAAAAAGAGTGATAATACTCCATTGAATTTAACTAACTATACTTTTGATGCCCATATGAGAAAACACCTCTATTCCAGTGAGGATAGGGGTGTTGCTTTTGGTGCTACTTTTGGTGCCGATCCTACTTTAGGTGCTTTGACCATAACTCTTGATGATACCGTGAGTGGATTTGGATCCCTCACTTCTGGTAGGTATCATTATGATGTTATTATTATGAATAGTAATAACAATAAGAAGACCAAAGTAATTACTGGTCAGGCAAAAGTTAATGGAACAACTGGAGTTACAATTACCACAGGTTATGGTGATTACTACTAATGGATATTATAGTTGACGATACTGGAAGTGGCAGTCTTGCCCCTAATGTTACTGTAGATGATAGTAACATTGCGGATGATAATATCTCATTATTTGGGAGGGGTGCTATTGAGGTTATTTTTGCAGACGGCAGTGGAGGAGGAGGAAGTTCAGTAAGCAGTTTAAAAGAACTTTTAGATGTCGCTTCAACTAATTTAACTACAGCTGCTAATAAGTATGTACTAACATATGATGCACCTCTAGATAGATTTGTATTCGTAAATCCAGACGACGTAATAGATTCAGCAGTAGGAATATCTACAGTAGATCCTACACCATCAGGACTTTCATCAGGAACATTGGATTACTTAGATGATTATCTTGATGATAAGATAGATTTAGATGCTGGTAGTTTTTAGGTGAGGAGGAATTTCAGTGACCAGTTTAAAAGACTTTTTAGATGTCTCTTCAACTAATTTAAATGCAAACGCTAATAAGTATGTGCTAACCTATGATGCACCTAACGATAAGTTTGTATTTTTAAACCCCGATGACGTAATAGATTCAGCAGTAGGAATATCAACAACAGTCACACCAAATATGGCTTGGTGGGATGGTGTTACTGGACATCTTACATTACAAATTCCTAATCATGGATTTGGTACTGGGCATTACATCAAGATCGTTGATAATTCAATAACATTTACTTGTGAGCAAGATGGTCATGCAACAAATCATTCATATCCAAGAGCAACAGATTATGCTAGTGATAGATGGTTGCCTATTTTTAATGTTAATCCAAACGCATTTAGGGTTATAGCAACTGATATAATACCTTCTAACAATACAGGTATTCATACATTCGTGTCTGCTGTTGCTAATAGTGTTTATCATACATCAGACCCTACACCAGTAGGACTTTCTACAGCATCATTAGATTACTTAGATGATTATCTTGACAATAAGATAGATTTTGATGCTGGTAGTTTTTAGATAGGGGAATTATAAAATAAATACCTTTAGGAAAAAATAACGTGCGTTTTTAATGGCTGCTCCTGTTATACAGTTTAAGAGGGGTCTGTTTGCAAATCTACCTGGTCTAAGAGCAGGTGAACCAGGATTTACAACAGACAAATATGACCTCTACGTGGGAATTGATTCCACAACATCAAATAATAAATTTTTTGGATCTCATCGATATTGGACAAAGGAAACTACTACTGCAGGATCTGCTGTAAGAGTTGTTGAAGGCACTGATAATGGAACAAATTATATTGAGCTAAAAGCACCTGCATCTATTGCCAATAATCTAACTTATACTCTACCTGGAACTGCGACTAATAACGGATTCCTGAAAACAGATGGTAGTGGTAATTTATCTTGGGATGCTACTCTCGATTCTACTAGTTTAACATTAGCAGATGAAAGTAGTGATACAACTTGTTTCCCCGTATTCGCTACTGGAGCAACAGGTTCTCAAGAACCAAAAACAGGAAGTAATCTTACATTCAATTCATCATCAGGAGCACTAACTGCTACATCATTTGTTGGTCCTATATCTGGTGGAACAGTCGCTGCAACATCTGCAGCAGTAGCTGATCTAACGTCAGGTAGAGTTGTATTAGCAGGTACTTCTGGAGAATTAGAAGATAGTGGTAACCTGACATTCAATGGATCTACTCTTGGTGTTACAGGTGCTGTTACAGTATCAACAACATTAGGTGTTACTGGAGAATCAACTTTAGCATCTGCTACAGTTAGTGATCTAACTGCTAACCGTATTGTTATTGCTGGTACTGCTGGTGCTCTTGGAGATAATAGCAATCTTACATTTTCAGGTGGTACACTTGGAGTAACGGGTGCTGTTACTGCTTCAGGAACAGTTACTGGTGGTAATTTTGCTGGTTCTGGTTCTGGACTAACTGCAGGAACTACACCAATCACAACTCTTGATATAGATGGTGGTACAGCAACAACTACACTTGCTAATGCCGATCTATTCGTTGTTGATGATGGTGCAAATGGCACAAACCGTAAGGTAACATATCAAACCTTATCAGAGTCTATTCTTGGTGGATCTTCTGGTGCTACATTTGCTGCTATAAACGTAACTGGTGTTGGTACTGTTACATATGCTAAAGCAACTAACTTATCAGTCAGTGGTATTACTACAACTACTGGAATTATAGATGCTAATGGCGGTGCTAACATTTCTGGTGGTGCTGGATTAGTCGCTTCTACTGCAAAAATTTCAGATCTGACAGATAACCGTGTTGTTATTGCTGGTACTTCTGGAGAATTGGAAGACAGTGGTAACCTAACATTTGATGGTTCATCTCTTGGTGTTACTGGTACCGTAGTTGCTTCTTCTACAGTTACTGCTTCTGCATTCCATACAGGTGCTTCAGGATCTGCTATTAGAGTTACATCTAATACCATTTCTGGTCCTGCGACCATGACT